CCCCATCTTCGGTTGGCTTTGGTATGACCCTGAGATTGAACGGGACGTACGCGTTACGCGCTCGGTCTGGATTGAGGTTCCGCGTAAGGCGGGTAAGTCAACTCTCTCCTCTGGCATCGGCCTAGCTCTGCTCCTCGCTGACCGTGAGGTTGGCGCTGAGGTCTACGCGGCTGCTGGCTCGCTTGAGCAGGCCCGCCGCGTGTACGAGGACGCTAAGCGTATGGCGGAGACTTCCAAGGCTGTACGCGGCCGTGTGGAGATCCTGAGGAACGTTCTCCGGGTGCCTCGCACGGGCGGTGTCTTCCGCGCGCTCTCTAAGATCGCTGAGACTGCCCACGGACTGAACGTGTCCGGCGCGATCATTGACGAGGTTCACGTACACAAGTCGCGTGACCTCGTCGACGCTATCGAGACCGGTACGGGTGCCCGCGATCAGCCGCTAATCGTGTTCATCACGACGGCTGACGAGGGTGAAGAAGGCTCCATTTACGACGAGAAGCACACTTACACTCGTCGTGTGGCTGAGGGTGTCGTCAAGGACCCCGGTCACTACGGAGTCATTTGGGCAGCCTCTGAGGATATGGACCCGTTTGCCGAGGAGACTTGGCGTCGGGCTAATCCCGGTCTTGGTGTTTCCCCCTCGCTGTCTTACCTCCGTCGTGAGGCTGAGAAGGCTAAGTCAACCCCCTCGTACTTCCCTACGTTCTGCCGTCTGTCGCTCAATCGGCGTATGCGCTCGTCCGCTCGTTGGCTGCCTATGCCTCTGTGGGATGCGAACGCCGGAACGGTGGACGAGAAGAAGTTCCGCTATCGCCGTGCATGGGGTGGCGTCGACCTTTCGGCCGTGTCCGACCTTTCCGCTTGGGTGCTCGCTGTTGAGTCTCGCCAACCGGGGGTTGAGCTTGAGCTAATCTCGCGTTTCTGGCTCCCTGAGGAGCGGGTTGACGAGCTTGAGGCCCAACTACAGATGCCGCTACGCCAGTGGGCCCGTGAGGGCTTCCTAACGCTGACTGAGGGCGACGCTATCGACTACGGGGCGATTGAGAAGCAGATTATTGCCGACTGTCGCCGGTTGAATGTGCAGCGCGTGAGCTATGACCGCATGTTTGCGGGTCAGCTTGTGCAGCGCATTGACCAGAAGACCAAGGGTGTTGATGTCGTCCCGATTGCGCAGACCTATTTGGGGCTGTCTCCGGGCTCTAAGGAGCTTGAGCGGCTGCTACGTGAGGGGCGCGTCAAGCATGGCGGTAATCCCATTCTCCGTTGGAACGCTGCTTGCGTAGAGATCTACTCGGACGGTAACGACAACATCCGCCCTCGCAAGCCTGAGCGTCATCAATCCTCGTCGCGTATCGACGGTATCGCAGCTGCGGTCATGGCCCTTGACGGCTATGTCCGTCGCCCCATCAAGAAGGCTCGCGCTGCTAGTGCGTAGCAACTACTGAATTCAGCAACTGACCACCTAGGGAAGGGGGTTGACGCATGGCTGAGACCCCCATTGAGGTTGTCAACCGGCTGTATGCCAAGCTCAAGAGGCGTGCGGGTAACGCTAAGAAGTTTGGCGCCTACTACAACGGTGACCACAACCTCAAGTTTGCGTCTCCTGAGTTCTCGACCATTGCCGGTGACCTGTTCGACGGGTTCTCTGACAACTGGTGTCAAGTGATCGTTGACTCGACGCTTGAGCGGTTGATGCCTATGGCGTTCCGCCTTGATGACGGGTCGCTTGACTCGGTCGCTTGGGACTCTTGGCGCCGCAATGAGTGTGACGTTGAGATTGGCCTAGCGCTCCTTGAGTCGCTGATTTCGGGTCGCTCGTACGCGCTCGTGTGGCGTCCGGATGGGCCGGATACTGAGATCACGTTCTATGACGCAACGAGCGCCATTGTCGAGTACGTCCCCGGCAAGCGTCGGGTACGGCGTTACGGGCTGATTACGTGGACGGATGACGAGCGCGAGAATGTCTCGCTGTTCACTCCTGACACGGTGTTCCGCTTCTCGCGTCCGCTCGGTCACGCTGGACGGTTCGATTACGACGAGGGCGCGCTAGGCGTGTTCGGTGGGTCTGCTTGGGTGTTGGACGCTGAGCTACCGAACCCCCTCAAGGTAGTCCCGCTCGTCGCTTTCGAGAACCGTGCTCGCCTACAGGGCAAGCCGGTTTCTGAGATTGCCAACGTTGCTCCGCTACAGGACACGGTTAACACCCTTTGGGCTCACCTTCTAACCAACTCTGACGCTCTCGCGGTTCCCGCGCGTGTGGTTACCGGCATGGACCGGCCTACGCGTGAGATCACCGACGCTGAGGGTGAGGTTGTTGGGGAGGAAGACCTACCGCTAGAGCCTTACCGGTCTAACCGGCTTCTCTGGCTTGAGTCTGAGTCTGCGGGTATCGCTGAGTTCTCGGCTGCTGACCTCAGCAACTACACGAACGTTATCGGTACGGCCGTCCAGCACATTGCGGCTCAGACGCGCACGCCCCCGCATTACCTGCTTGGGCAGGTGGTCAACATCAGTGCGGACGCGCTAGCGGCTGCCGAGTCTGGCCTAGTGGCCAAGGTGACTGAGCGGCAACGGTTCTTCGGCGCCTCGCTGCGTGAGCTTATGCGGCTGGACGCGTTGGCCAAGGGGGATACCTCCCGTGCTGACGCTCTCGCGCTTGGCTCGGTTGTGTGGCGTGATCCGCAGTTCCGTTCGGATGCTCAGTACGCCGACGCGCTTACCAAGCTCAAGGCAATCAACGTTCCGGATGAGGCTCTGTGGGAGCGAATCCCCGGTGTCACCCCGGACGAGATTGAGCGTTGGAAGACCATGCGTGACGATCAGGCTTCCGCGATTGTCGGGGGCAACATTGCGGGACTGTTCGGCCCTAAGCCGGATGTTCCTGCGGACACGGTACCGGCGACTGACACGGCGGGTGCTCCGGAGGGGGTCTAGTTGGCTGCCTCCGGGGCTCTCGCCCAAGCTAGGTATGACCAGACCACGGGAATCACGAGAGGCGTTCTAGAAGCCGTACAGGGACTTTGGCGCGACGCCACCCCGGACCGGATCCTCAGCGCGATGCAGGGGGAAACCGGCAGGCAGATTCTGAACGCCGTTCTTGCCGGGCAACTCTCGGTTGCTCAGGGTGCGCAAGCGTTCGTGTCGTCCGCGATGATGGCTCAGGGTGCCGCTTTCGGCCCCGTGGGCAGACTCGTTCCGGGCTCTCTCGCTGGTCTGGCGTCCGATGGACGGAACCTAGCAACTCTCTTGTACCTCCCGTCAGTTACGACGGCTCAGGCTATGGCTGCCGGTATGCCCGCTGAACAAGCGGCCGTACTTGGCCTTAACCAAATGGCCAAGCTCGTTTCAACGACGCTTGCCGACACTTCCCGCGCGGCTACGTCCGTTGCGATGGCTGCCGAACCTCGTTGCCGTGCATACGTGCGCGTGGTCCGGCTTCCGGCTTGCTCGCGTTGCATCATCCTGGCCGGTCGCCAGTACAGCTACAGCGAGGGTTTCAAGCGTCACCCCGGTTGCGATTGCGGCATGGAGCCCATGAGTGACGAGGAGTGGCGCGAGTCTGCTAGTCCCGAGTCGCTGTTTAAGCAGATGACTCCGGAACAGCAGCACAAGGCGTTTGGCGCTGCGGCTGCTGACGCCATTCGGAACGGGGCCGACATCGGTCAAGTGGTTAACGCGCGACGCGGTATGGCCACTGCAACGAATGGCAAGAAGGTAACGCTTGAGGGCACCACCAAGCGAGGCATTGGCGCTAAGGCGCTTGCCCGTAATGGTGCGGCTCTTCAGAAGGTGCCCGGTCAGAAGCTGCCTCGTGTGAATGAGGCTCGCCTTATGCCCGAAACGATTTTGAAGAATTCTCGCGGCGATCGCGAGTTGCAAATCAAGCTTCTCAAGAAGCACGGATACATAGTCTAGGAGCGATTCCTTATGTCCGAGAGCACCCCTGCCGCTGAGAGTGCGGAGACCACGGACGAGGGCACCAAGCCCACGGACGAGCAGACCCCCAAGGTTGACGAGGGGGCCAAGGTCGGGGATGAGAAGCCGGATGAGTCCAAGGAGCTTGGCGACGCCGGTAAGAAGGCTCTAGCTGAGGAGCGAGCGGCCCGTAAGGCTGCTGAGTCTGAGGCTAACCGGCTACGGCGTGCGAATGCTGCCAACAAGGGTTCTGACCTTGAGGCCATTCGTGAAGAGATTCGCGCTGAGTTCAACGCTGAGCGCCTTAAGGACAAGGTTGCGCTTGCTGCTGCGGGCCGTTTGGCGGACCCGTCGGACGCTGCACGCTTTCTTGAACTGGACTCCCTTTCGGCTGACAAGCCGGATGAGATCAAGGCTGCCCTAGAGAAGCTTCTGACCGATCGCCCGTACCTTGCTGCTAAGGACGGCGAGAAGGGTTGGGGCGACGTTGGCGGGGCCCAGCGTAAGCCTGCCAAGGCAGAGCCTGCCTCTCCGCTTGACCGAATTCGGCGGAGCTACGGCAACAACTAACCCCAACTGCTGAATTCAGTAGTTGCCTCCCTTATTGATTGGATGACCCATGGCACTAACTCTGCCTGAGGCTGCAAAGCTCTCGGAGAATGACCTACAGCGCGGCGTCATTGAGACGTTCGTTCAGGAGTCTCCGGTTCTCGACCGTATCCCTTTCCTGACTATTCAGGGTAACGCTTACTCGTACAACGAGGAGGCGACGCTACCGAACGTCCAGTTCCGTAACGTGAACGAGACCTACACTGACTCGACCGGTACGGTTAACCAGAAGTCGGAAAGCCTCGTGATTCTCGGTGGCTATGCCGATGTTGACCGGTTCATCGTTCAGACTCGCGGCAACCTCAATGATCAGCGTGCGGTTCAGACTCGCATGAAGGTTAAGGCTGCCTCGTACAAGTTCCAGGACACGTTTTTCAACGGTGACACTTCCGTTGACGCCAAGTCCTTTGACGGCCTCAAGAAGCGTCTGACCGGTTCTCAGGTTCTGAGCACGGGTACCAACGGTGCGCCGATTGTGGGCAACGGCGGCTCTGACGCTTACGCCTTCTTTGACCAGCTTGACGCGCTCGTTGCGCAGGTTCCGGGCCTGAACGGTGCGAACGGTGCTCTCTACGCCAACGCGTCTGTCATCGCGAAGATTCTTTCTGCGGGTCGGCGTCTCGGTGGTGTCGAAATGGTCCGCGAGGATCTGACCGGCAAGCGTGTTGTCACTTGGAACGGCATTCCGGTTCTTGACCCGGGTCAGACGGTTGCCGGTGCTGACATTCTCGCCAAGACCGAGACGCAGGGTACGGCAAACAACGCGTCGTCCATTTACGCGGTCAAGTTTGGTGCGGACGAGGGCGACCGCGCGGTTACGGCACTGACCAACGGTGGCGTTCACGTTGAGGACTTCGGCCTACTTCAGTCGGCCCCGGTCTACCGCACGTTTATTGAGTTCTTCACCGGTCTTGCCGTGTTCGGCGGTAAGGGTGCTGCGCGCCTGACCGGTGTCCTAGCTGCGTAAGGAGAGTGGATATGCCACCCGCCCGTAAGAAGGCGACGGCTCCCGCTCTTGAATGCCTCAAGGCTGACGCTTGTGGCTCCTCGTCTCGGGTTGAGAGCTTCAATGCTTCTCGCCCGGACGGGGAGCCGGTCAAGGTCACTCGTTGCATTGAGTGCGGTAGTAACAAGGTCGAGAACGACTCTTAAGGGGGCAGGATGCCGGAACTTCCCGCGCTAGCCACCCTTGAGGAGCTAGCCGCTTGGATGCAAACCGATCCGGTGGCACTTCCGGCGTCCGCCTCGCTCGTGCTGGATACAGCGTCTGCGATCGTGCGAGCAGAGGCCCGGCAGCATTTCACGCGGCGTACAACGACCGTGGACATGTTCCCGGAGACCATACGAGCGTGGGCCGGTCCGGTCCGTTGCTTTGTGGACTTGCCGCAGCGTCCCGTATTGAGTGTGGCGTCTGTGCTGGACGAGGACGGTAACCCCGTCAAGTTCAAGCTCAAGCGGAGCACGCTGACCCTTGAACGGGTCTGTGAGGCTGTCTCCGTGACGTTCACGCACGGGTACGCGGAAACCCCCGGTGACGTTAAGGCAGTCGTTCTAAGCGCTGCCTCACGCGTCCTGAACAACCCCTCAGACATTCGGCAAGAGGCAGTAGGCAGCCTCTCTATCACGTATGCCGCTGAGACCATTGGGGCGAGCCTTGCCCCTGCCGACCGTGACCTACTCGCGCGTTATCGGCGTCGGGCAGCGTCTGTCAGGTGGGGCTAATGAGCCTGCTTACTGCTGACGCTGCCACGGTGCTACGGGCCCCGTACGTCACGGACAAGTACGGCAACACGACCACTCAGCGGGATTGGGCTAAGGCTGTCCGGTCTCCGCTGAGTGGCGTGTCTTTCCAGCCGGACGCAAGCACGGAGTCAACGGGGGACCGGGGCTCTGTGGTCACGGGTTACCGGCTGATCACCCGTCGCGGTATGGACGCTGACATTCTGCCGACTGACCGGGTTGAGGTCTACGGCATGACCCTTGAGGTTGACGGCGAGATTGGCCGTTACCGCACGGGGGGCCGGATCCATCACGTTGAGGTACGTCTTAAGAAGGTGGCCGGATGAGCAACGTTCGCATTACCTACAACTTTGATTTCATCCGGTCCCTGCCCAACAACATCAAGACCGCTCACGTTGTGCTGAACGAGGCCAACCGAATGAAGAGCGGGATTGAGGGGGAGGGTGGTGAGGCTCGCGTTGATTCTCAGTTTGGCGGCTCTCGATTCCGTGCGGCTGTCATTGCCGGTTACGAGGATGGGGCGCATGCCGAGAACACGCGTAGGCAGCTTCTGAGGAACCTTGGGAGCGCGGATGGCTAAGCCGGTCGTGTTCTTCCCGGACGCCGTTCTAGTGGCGATCCAGTACCTACGGGGCGCCCTTGGTGGCGTCCCTGTCTATTCCCGCGTGCCTGAGTCTCGCCCGTCTGAGTTCATTCGGATTGAGCGCTTGGGCGGTCTGCGGAATTCCCTTGTGACCGACCGGCCTCGTATCGACATTGAGTGTTGGTCGGACAGCGAGGAGAACGCGGAAGCCCTTATGAGTCGGGCTCGCGCTTACGCGCTCGCTATGGCCGGTAAGCGTGGCGATACGACCGTTTACAACGTCGCTGAGGTCACGGGCCCTCAGTGGCTTCCTGATCAGACCTCCGGGCAGCCCCGTTACGTGTTCGCTGTTGAGTTCTCAACGCGCGCTCTGCCCGGTTCCCTCTAACGATTGGATGGTGTAGCCGTGGCCGGTGACATCAACAACCCCCGCCTATGGGAGGGTGCTGACCTTTGGACGGCTCCCGTTGGCACTGCCCTACCCGTGACGCTTGACGTTGCTATGTCGACCGTTGCGGATTGGAAGGCTGTTGGTCTTCTTTCCGAGGATGGTGCTAGCGAGGCTCGCGACGAGGACACGAGCGACTTTTACGCATGGGGCGGGAAGCTGATTCGTACTCAGCGCTCCAAGCACAAGCGGACCATTTCGGTTACGTGCCTTGAAGACAACCTAGTTGTGTTCGGCCTCGTGAACCCTGGTAGCACCGTTACTACGACTGCCGGTGTGAATACCCGCACCATCAAGATTCCCAAGAGCGAGAAGCGCTCGTTCGTCCTTGAGCTTATGGACGGCGACGTTAAGAAGCGTCGTCACATTCCGACCGCTGAGATCACGGAGGTTGGTGAGACCACGCTCTCTGAGTCTGACCTACAGGCTTTCGAGCTGACTATCACTATCTACCCGTCCGTGGATGATGTCCTGTACCTGGACATTGACAACGACCCTCAGACGGCCGTGACCGAAACCCCGTAATACCACTTCCTGAATTCAGTACCTGATACCCCCGAATAGGAGCGTTCCCGTGCCCACGAAGAACGACGTTACTGGTAAGCCCTTCTCCGTTGAGTTCAACGGCGACACGTACGAGGTTGCCCCCGCTGAGGAGTGGGACCTAGACGTACTTGAGGCCATTGACGAGAACAAGCTAACCCATGCGCTCAAGGCGCTGCTTGGTGAAGAGCAGTACGCCACTTTCCGCGCGACGAACAAGAAGGTCAAGGATCTTGGCGCTTTCTTCGACGTTGCCGGTAAGCAGGTTGGCGCGGGAAACTCCTAAGCCTCCTCGCGTTCCTGCGGGAACACGGGGACGCTGTTGAGGCTGATCTAGCCTTTCGGGGTATT